CACCCGGCACATTCAGTTGCTGGGTTTTCTGCCGGTTGGAGTACGTCACATAACCGGCCTCGAACCACGCCGAACTGCCGGGGATCCGCGTGATCGCTTCTGCGATGCCACCACCGGTACAAGACTCGGCGGTGGTCACGTGGGCATTGAGCACTTGCAGACGTCGGCCAAGCTCGGCGGCCAGTTGGGTGATCTCTTTCACGGCGCTCTCCGGATCGTGTGGAATGCCTCCACCGTACACGAGCCGGTTGCGCTTTCAATACACAGACTCATTCAAAATGTTCGGGCGCCAACGCTCTGACATAAGCCTGACACGCCTGCAAGGCAATCAGTCCGCGGTCGCCGCTGTCGGTGATGGCGATAATTCGTTGAGCATGCGCCGGGTCAAGTCGGGCGCGTACGGTTGCATGATCCACGCCGCCGGTGCCGGCGGAGGCGGGCACGTTGCAGCCTTGGGCAACGTCGCCGGCGTCGAGAAGGACCGACAGGCGCACATCAGCAGTAGCAAGACGATCGCGCAAGCGATCTTGATCACGTTGGGCATCGCTCAGCGCTCGGTAGTGGCTTTGTTCACTGGCCGAGAGCCGTTGCTCCAGCGCCAGACGTTTATCCTGCTCGACCTGTTGGGCCGAGGCGGCGGCCAGATTCTGTTGGTTCAGCACCTCAGCGTTTAACCGGGCCTGCTCGGCCAGTTGCCGGCCGTAGCGCCAGTCCTGCAACTGCCAGGCCGCCGCAAAAGCGCCCGCGGCCAGCAAAAGAAGGCCGATCACGCGCCAGGAGAAAGGCATAGCACCGCCCTCGCCCGCGCCCAGATCTCCAGACGATCCTGCAAGCCGTTCAACCCGCCGTTTATACGCCGCGTGATGGTGTTGAACTGATCGCGGTCGGCCAGCTCGTTGAGGCCGTTCTGTTCCCAGAACCATGCTGCCGATTCGGCTGCCCATTGTGGTTGCTCGAGCAGTTCAGGCAACGACAGCAGACGCTCATCGCCGAACAGCCCAAGGCTGCATTGGCGATAGTTGCTGCGGCCGGTGATCTGAATCAGCCCACGCCCACGGTATTTTTGCCCGTCGCCGTCAGCCTCGGGCGTATTGCCCAATCGCAAGGCCAAGGTGCCGGTGTCGTACTTGCTCAGGTATTGGTTGTTGCCCAACTCCCGCACATAGCGCAATTGCCCGGACTCGTGGCCGACCTGCGCCAGAAACGCAGCCATGCGTTTGGGCGTGTCGATACGACGGCGAGTCATGGCTGCGTTGAGCGCAGAAACAAAAACGCCCGCTTGGGAGCGGGCGTTGGGCATGATGTCGATAAGGTTGTTTTCAGTTATTTGCATAATGCTTGATCCTCCCTGGATAGTCCCTCGATTGAATCACGATTGACGGCCAATGCCTGTCAGCCACTTTTTTGCCAGAGTTTTCAGGGGGCTGTCCGGCGCGGGTTCTTCGGGTGCTGCGAACACCCAACCGAGGTTGCCGAAGTTGGCGTTCCAGTCGATTTGCGGTGCCGGGGTGACTTCAGTGATATCGACCCACAGCAGATCCGGGTGAAACATCTTGGCCATGTTGCCGTCGGTGGAGAGCAGCTCGACCACGGTGTTGTTGGCGATGCGTGCGTAGGTTTTCATCAGGCGTACTCGTAGATGATTACAGCGCCCGGCGCTCCTGAAGCGCCGGGCCTGCCTGGCTGATTGGTTGCGTTAGCAATCCCGCCCGCGCCTGAGCCATAACCGGAACCAGGGGCGGCCACACTCAATGCGACGCTGCTCGCATACCCACCACTGCCAAGAGGTGAGTTTGCGCCGTGCCCGGCAAGGGTTGATCCGGTCAGGCACATCCCTGGGCTGCCGGCTGCTCCTGCCGAATTGACAATATTGCCGCCCATTGAGATTTGGCTGGGAAATCCACCCACATACAAGCCGAACCCAGGAAGCGTGAGTGGAGTACTCCAGGGAGAACCGCCACCGCCAGTGGCCGAAACCAATGAACCCAGCGAACTTGTTCCGCCACTTCCGCCGCCAGTGCCGACAACGCCCGCAGCGCCCCCCGCCCCAACTGTGACGATTTGGCTCAGCCCGATCGCGCCAGATGATAACCAGGCTTGTGCGTAGCTACCGGAGGCACCACCTCCTGCGAGGGAAACCTGAGAAGAATTCGTCGCACCGATTCCCGAGCTGCCACCACCTCCGCCGACGACGGTGACCAATACGTTCTTCATTCCCACTGCCGGTACATAGTTGCCGGACGCGGTAAACGTCCTGACACCCAATAGTCGACCACTGGCAGCATTGCCACCACTCGCATACACCAACACCCAACTGTCCAGAGCCGCGCTGTACACCACCGAACACACGCTACCGCCGACAATCTCGGCAGGGCGCAATGTACTTGCTGCAAGACTGACGAGCGGCTTGGGCATCAACCCGTTCGGTGCAAACGTACTCGCCCCGGTATTGGCATTGCCGGCGGTAAAACGCAGCGCCAAGCCGTCCTTCAATGCGGTGACGGCAGGCACATAATTGGCCATGTAGAGATTGGCCGCGCCGATGTCGGCGGCATGTTTGTCTTCACCGGCCTGGCTGAGTTTTTTCAGCGCTTGCAACAACTGGTTCGCGTCGGCTTCGTTCGGTTCAAGGCCGGCCGACTTGACGACATTCAACAACTCATCGGTAACGCTATTGCCCCAGGTCGCCGGGATCAACGACCCGGGCAATCCCGCAATGACGTCTTCATTGACGAACTTTCCATTCACCAGCCCTATGCCGGGAACGCTTTTTGGATAATCCATTTCAATCTCTCAAAAGATTCACAGCGCAGCCGCCAACCAGTTCGGCGCCAGTGGCCGATGCTCGCTGAACGGGAAAAAAGAACCCTGCGGCCAGTCGCGCAATTGGCGGCGATACGTCTGCAATTGGGCATATTGCTCGGTGGTCAGCGTCGTGCCGCCGCCGTCTTCCAGTTCATCGCGATCGCGCGCGACCAATCCGTCGGTGGCGGCCAGTTGCGCGGTGCGCCAACGGCGCTCGGCGTCGGCTGCTTCATCGGCCGAAGGAGGCGCAGGATCGACCAGAATCGGATAGCCGTTATCCGCACGCACGCCGATCACCTTTGCCGTAACGGCCAATTGCTGCAGCAGCGAGATCCAGTAAGTCTGAGGAATCTCGATGACGTCATCGGGAATGTCAGTGGAGTTGATACCCGCTACATAAACGCCCCGGGTGCTGGCGCTGAACAAAACGTTGAACGGATTCATTCAATAGCCCTTTGCGAAATAATTGATGCCCCAACCCGCAGCAATGCTGCCGCCGAAATCACGAACCTTGAGCTTGCAGCCTTGTTGCTTTCCAGAACCCGCAATCAGGATGACCATTGCGCCGTCACCGCCAGCATGAGTAGCCACCAGCGAAGAAAAGGCTGTCGGAAAGGAGATTGGAAAAATCACGTCGACTTCGCCCTTCGCATCCGTTGTGCCCACGCCCCATTGCTCAATGTTGCCGCTGGCAAACCGTTGATAGCCGACGTTGCCATAGACACCCGAATGCGCCGTTGCATAACGATCGCTGATCGACCCTGCGTATAGCCGCCATTGGCTCGCCAGTTTGATCAGGCATGCGGAGTCGCCGAGCCCGAGCTTCAGTGCCCCGAACGTACCGTTGCAGGTTTCAATTTGTTCGTTAGCGGCAGGGTTGATGGTCAGAACACCGTTGCCCGCATTGATCACGTGTAGCGTGCTGGCATGGGCAATGCCATTGATGGAAGGCAACGTTGCGGTGATCGGCGTTGCGCTGGCGAAACTCGCCACCCCGCCCACGTTGGCCACGGTCAGGACAGTGCTCGCAGGGTAGGACACGAACCCGGAAAACTGCAGACCCGCGCGGGCGACGAACTCGGTGGTGGCGACCGCTTTGCCTTGATTGAACTGCGGTGCCGTGACGAACAGATTGTTGCTGCGCAGCGCACTGAGCAGTTGATTATTGGCGGCCTCCGACGGTGTCAGCCCCGCGCTCTGGATGACCGTCAACAACTCCTGCGTAACACCATTACCCCAACTGGCCGGAATCAACGAGCCCGGCTTGCCCGTCAGTAAATCTTCATCGACAAACTTGCCATCTACCAATCCGGCGCTAGGAACACTCTTTGGATAATCCATGATTCAACTCCTTGTCTGAAAATGCCTGAAACCGCGGACGTCAACCCGCATTGGCGACCCACCATTGCGGTGCTGTCGGCCGAGAAACCACTGCAGGGAAACCGCTGGCCTCAGGCCAGTCACGCAGCGCCTGGCGGTATTCCAGCAACTCCAGATACTGCGCGGCCTTGAGCGTCGTTCCACGCCCCAATGCCTGCTCATCGCGATGACGCGTCACACACCATTCGGTCGCTGAAAGAGACGCTTCGCGCCAAGTACGCTCTGGCGCCACAGGCGCTTGTTCCAAGACAACAGCCGCCGGCGCGACAGTGGCAAGCGGCAAGACAGGCTGCGGCTCGATGGCTGGCGTGAGCGCGCTCATCGGTGCGCCGATGTCGACCGCCATGTCGTCTGGCACGCGGACCATCGACTCGACAAACGACGGTGCAAACAGCTCGCTGATTGCGTAATCACCGGTGTCGATCCGTTCGACGATCACGCCATTTTCGATCCGTGCATAAACGGCCATTACTCGTACTCCCAGATTTCGCAAAAGGCGTTGCCGCCAGCGCCGCTGACGACTGAAGCAGAAGGGTTGACCGAGCACGCGCCACTGCCACCCGAACCCCGCACGCCGGCATTGCCCACCGTGTTTGATCCAGTGAACGGGCCGCCGCCATCGAACGCACTCGCCGCACCGCAACCGGAGAGCAGGCCCCAATTGGCATTACTCATGCCAAATCCGCCGGTGATGCCCCGGGCACTGCAGAGATTGCCGCCAGTCACCGCACCACCCACGCCGCCCTGAATGAATCCGGATGAGGTGCCCGTGACGACGATCGCCAGTTTCTGACCGCCACCGCCTCCCGAAACACTCATGTAAGAACCGAAGGATGCGCCGCCACCCGACAGACCTGTGGTGTTACTCACTGCGCCACCTGCGCCCAGGGAAACCGGTACGCCGGCGAACATTTGTGGCGTCACCTCATACAGGCTTTCGGCGTAGGCGCCCGAGCCACCTCCACCGCCAAGGATTTGATTATTGGCCGGCACCGGTGCGCACCCACCACCGGAACCACCCGCGCCAACCAGGCGCACACGAATGCGTTTGGTTTTCGGGTTGGGCATGTAAACGGTGATCCCGACTGTTTCAATCTGCCTGACAGCCAGCAGCCGCCCCACTGCATCGGTGATGCCATAACCACTGAGCGTGGTCGGGGTATTTTTCAGCTTGGTGAAGTCGACCAATGCGCCAATGGCCGTGGCCAACTGATCGGTTCTGGCTTCATCAGGGGTCAATCCCGCGGCCTTGATCGCGTTGAGAATTTCTTGCGTGACGCTGTTGCCCCAGGCAGCAGGAATCAACGACCCCGGCGTTCCGGCCACAGGGTTTTCATCGATAAATCCGCCGTTGACCAGGCCAACGCCGGGGATGGTTTTTGGATAGTCCACGTCAGAACCTTTTCAGTGTTACAGGCAGCCGAATGCCGGCAGCACAGGGCCGCCTGTAGTTTTTCAGTAAGTGAATCGAAGGTTAAACGGTGGGTGAAATCACGAATTTGGCCGGTGCGGTGGGCCACTCGATGACCGACGGATAACCCGCTTGCAGCTCGATACGCGCCAGGTTCAGGGCATGGCGTTTCCAGGCTTGCAGCGAGGCCAACTGCTCGCTGGTGGCCTCGCCCACGTCATAAGCGTATTGCAGCGGCGCGACGCGAATGATCACCTCACGCAGGCGGTTATCGCGTTCGACATCGGCCTGCGCGGCCAAGCCTGCACGTTCGGCTTCGACGTCCAGTACCCAGTCATCATCCTTCCAGAAGTAATAGCTGTTTGGCCGTACCTTGGCCGTCAGGTAATCAGGCACAGGACCCAGTTCGGTCCAGTAGACATAGCTGCCGTTGTCCTTGCGATAGAAGAAGCGGTTGCGCAGATCGATCAACTGCGAGGCCTGTGCATTGCGCCAAACCCAGACATAACCCGCCTCGGGATCCGGCAGCAGCTCCGTCAGTACAATCACATTACCGGGTATTTGAATACCGAGGCCCGGCGTCACTGGCAAGTCGATCGGGCCGGTGATGATCTGATTGGTTTCGTCTACGACGTAGTAGTAATCCATTGTTCACTTCCTTTTGCTGATGAAAGAAGCCCGAAGTGGGCCTCAGATAAGTTTTATCCGGCCTGGATAGGCCATGTTGCGCGGACGCGTTTCAACACCGCCGGTGCTTTCGGTAAATCCGAGACTGATATTGGCTTGGTTGAATAATGCATCCGGTGCTGCGTTCTGGGCGGCCACCAAAGGCACGCCCAGCATGTCGCTTTTAAGTTCATGGCGATGGGAGCGGAACATGTCGACCTGCCAACTGCCGACCGAGCGCCCTACGTCGATTCCTCGGCCCTCGTCGCTCAACCGGATGAACTCACCCCGGCTTTCCGGCCCGCGAAAGGTCAAGGTGCCGTCTCCGCTCGTCCAGCCGCCTTCGGCCCCGCCCCTTGCGGCCTCGGTGGTCAGTCCGCCGGACTGCTGCGCGTGATCCCACAACCACGGCCAGTCGCTGCGACTGAATACCGCCCCGTTAAGCGGCCCATATCCGCCGGGGTTGAGCTGCGTCGTGGTCTCGAACACAGTCCGGCCCAATGGCGTGCTGTCGAACCGTCCAAGCGGCCACCAATTGCCTGCGCCATCGCTGCGCAGATGCCACCAGTCCCCCGAGCCCATCAGCACGAAAAACGGGTAGCCGGCAGCGGCCAAGTGCGTGTGGAATCTGATTTTGTCGGTGCCGGAGGCGCGGACCACCAACCGGGTAGACGCGTTGTCGACCCGGCGCACGATGACGTCGCGAGTACCCAGTGCAGCGTCGGCGGCCGGCAGACTGATGGTCGTCACGCCACTGCTGGCATTGACCAACACAAGGCCGAGTTCATTGGCCGTCAGCCCCTTGGAGGTCGATACATTGATCACTGAGGAGCCCATCGGACTGGCCAGAGCCAACAGCGCCTGCAAGGCCTTGAGCAGTTGGCGATTGTCGCCTTCGGTGGGCACCAGTCCGGCGCTGGAAACCACACTGAGTATTTCCTCTGTGACGGCATTGCCCCAGACCGCCGGAATCAATGAGCCCGGCGTGCCCGCCACAGGGTTTTCATCAACGAAGCGGCCATCGACCAGGCCGACGCTGTGGACGCTTTTTGGATAATCCATAGAGTGTTCGTTCCTCTGAAATGACAAATGAGCCATGACGCAGCGGTCGCTGCCGAGCGCCGGCTACGATGTTTTTTCTGAAAATAAAAAGCCCACGGTGAAGTGGGCTTGGGGGAACAGGTTCGCAGCGTTGCTACTAGCTGAGTTGATTGCCGAGCAGCTCGCGAATCGCCACCAGTGCTTCGTCGCTGGTACTGCGTGCCAGCGCCATCTTGCCCTTGCCCGCCTGCGCGCGAATCTGCGCCTTGGCCTTCAGGCGCAACGTGCGCAGCGTCAGCAAATGGTCGGTCAATTGATCGGCCTTACTCAGAATCTGCTCGGCAGCCTGTTTGGCCGTACGACCTTTGACCACCCAGGCAGCGACCGACAACGGCACTTCCTTTTTCGGGTAACCGGCGTCTTGATAAGCCTGCGCGTCAGCGGCTGCCTGGGCGTATTCCATGGCTTTGAGCGGATCGCCCGCCAGCACCGTGCGGACGCTGTCCGCGACGCCGTCGATTTTGTCGCAGAGGCGTTCGGCGTCTTGCAGCTCCAGTTCGGCCACTCTGCCAACATTGAGGTGCCAGGCTTCACCATCCCAGTCATGGGCCGGGGAAGGTTGTGCAGCGCGCAAGCCGTCCTCGAACTGATGCAGTTCTTGAATGATGATCATCGGATCAACTCCCAGGAAAGATTGATATTCACCGCCGCTGCAAAGTTGATCGCAATACCGTTGGCGTAGTCGCTCGGGAGAATGTTTTTGATGCCCATGCTGAACAGCAATTCGTCACTTGTGCCGTTATCGGCACCCAAGGCGTGTTCGGCTTGATAGGTCTGCCACAGGGAACGCAACATGCTGTGGTCGAAGCTTGCGGTCAATGTCGAAACGGTTGTGTCATTCACCTCGTTGTTGGTGATAATCCGCACCGTCTCACCCGCAATGGCCCAGCCATCCCAGTTGCTCGACGCGGCAGCCTTCGGGTTGAGAAAACAGTAGTTGGCGCCCAGCCAACCGGGTGTAGCAAAATTCATAGCGGTGACTTGCGTCGGATGCGGCGTCGCATTGCCCACAACCAGACGCGCGGCACGGGCATGCGGGTCCAGTGGCAGGTACACCACGCCATTGCCGCTGATTGTTTGCGTCCACGACAAGCGGCTACGGTTATACATCGGCCGGACAATCGGTACTGAGCCGGGGCCGGCTGTCACCACCCACGCCAGACAGAGATCCAAAGGCGTCGACTGAAAACCACCGCCCGCCGCACCATTGAT